CTGGCGCTCGAGCTCGCTGTCGAGTTGCGTTTGCGATTCTAGCTGCCGGCTCGCGGCGAGCGAGGCGACGGCGAGTGCCCTGGCTGGCGGCGGAGCCCCTCTGGCGGCGGCTTTGGCGATTACCTCCTCCGCCCTGGCGGCGCTGAGCTTCGCTCGTTCGATCTTCGCCGTCAGCGCCTCGATGCGCTCGGCAGCGACGGAAGAGTCGCGGATGATGCCTTGGAAGAACGGGTCTTCGCGGGCCGCCGCCGGGAGCTTCGCGGCCTCCTTGCGGAGCTCGATGAACTTGCGGAGCTCCGCAAGCGCCTTCGGCTGAACGAAATCCGCCCCCGCTGACTCGACCGATAGGCTGCCGGTGAGCCTGCTGAATTCCGAGACGACTGCCGTGCTGGCCTTGAGCCGCTCGAGCGCCCTGGTCAGCGATTCAATCCGCCCCTTCGACGCATCGAACGTCGTCGTGCCAGCCTGGATTTCTCGGTAGAGGTTCTGGAACCCCTTCTGGACTCGCTCGAGCGCCGGATAGAGGTAGGCCTGCGTGGAGCTCGCCAGTGACTCGATCTGATTTTTGACCTTCGTGAGAGGCTTCCCGAGATCCTCGTAAGCCTTGTAAAGATCCTCAAGAGGGCCAGTGTCGATCTTCTTCCCGAAAGCCTCTTGAAGAGTCCTCCGAAAGAGCTGAAGCCGTGTCAGCGTCTTGTCGAGCGCGTTTGTGTCGAGGTTGAGTCGATAGCCGTCGGCGCGACGCTTCAGGCCTTCGAGCTCCGACTTTACGTCCCCGATCTTTCGGGTGAAGTCGGTCGTGTTTGCCGTAACAACGGCAGAGATTTTGCCGAGGAGTGCCATATCACTGCTTCAGTTTTGCGAGTTCGGCGAACATTTCGTCGACAGTTTGTTCCTGCTTTCTGGCCGCCGGTATGAATGCAGACTCTTCAGGCACCCTCTTGTAGTTCCCGCTGGCGCACATGATGATTCGGCATATCCTTGCCGTTTCTGCCCAGCTATCAGGCAGCGGCCATCTCTGGTCGTATGCGTACCACTCTGAAAGCTCCTCGCTGTCCAGTTCGGACAGGAGTTGCTTGACAGTTTTCCCGAGCGACAGCGCTAGGCGGAAGTAGAACCTTCGCTCTGGTCTGTCGCGGAATCTTTTCCCAGTGCTTCGACGTCCTCCGCCCTGAAGGCATTGATGCCCCACGCCTTCTCGAAGAGCTTCGAGATGACAGTTGCCGACTTCTTGCCGAGCTCCTCCACTTCAGAGTCGCTGAAAAGCCGCTCCCCGTTTTCGTCGCAGAGCGTCAGGACGAGGAACCGGACCCTGAAGTTCTTCATCTTGTCGGAGCTGTATGCGTCCTCGAAGGCGTCCCTCTCGGTGCCAGAGAGCGTCTTGATGTAGACTTCTCCGCCCCACTCCGGAACCGGATGGCTCTCAACCTTTACGTCCTTCGCTGCAAGAATCTTCGCCTTGTTCAGGGCCATCGGCTCTAGTCTCCTAGCCTTAGTAATCGGTCAACCGAAAAGTAATCGAGCCCCTCACGAGATCGCCCACTCGGGCCTCCTCGCTCGCCGACTCGCAAACGACACGCTTCGATACATTGTGTCCAGGCGACGACAGCGTGAGGTCTCCGTAAGACCTTACGCCGAGCTGCGGATCTGCTCCACCGGGGGCCTTCAGATAGTCAACCCGCACCGCGCCGCCGCTCCAGGCGCCGGTCGGAACCTGAATGGAAACATGCGCTGGGTCGAACACGCCGGTCATGTCGACGATCTCCGCCTGCGGAGTCTCGACAGAGATGCCGACGATTTTGCCGACGAATGAAACCGCACCGCCAGCGGGCAGCGTTCCCGTGTATGTGAACGTAGCGCCCTGCGCGGTAACTGCCATTGCGAATTACGCCAGCCGGAACGTCGCCGAGCCTCGCACGAAGTCGCCGACCGAGCCGCCGATGCTCGCGCTGGAGCAGGTCGCCGTGCCGCTGATCGCGAAGGGGCCGGAGATGACCAAGTTTCCGGACGCGCCGGCGGAGAGGATCGACGTCGAGATGTAGTCGATCTGCACTTCGCGGTCGGTAGCGAACCCGTTGACGAACTGACGCTTGCCGTTCGGGGCGATGCCGAGATGCGTCGCGTCGAGGAGGTCTTGCGTGTCATTGACCTGAACGCTCGTCACCGTGAGGGTCGAGCCAGCGAAGGTGAACGTAAGTCCCTGTGCGGATACTGCCATGTCTGCGCCTCCCTGCGCTTTGTGTTACTGCGTAGCCTCTGACCAGCGGATTTGGTAGAGCTGACGAACCTCGTATGCCGGTGGTAGCTGGGCTCCGACTTCCGTGGGGTCGAGGTAATCGTCCACCTCGGAAGTCAGCCTCATATCATGTATTGTAACCCCGGCTAGTGTGCCAGTGGCGCCATCTAGAGCGAGCCGCACCTCGTCAGCCAGCTCCCTCGCCAGCGAGTGCGTCATCGCCCACGAGGCGACCTGCAGGCCGAGGCTCGGCATGAACAGAGGCCCGGCCAGGCTCGACTCCCGGTTGATGCTGGACCGCTTGTAGACGACGAACGGCATCGTCGCTCCGGCCGGGACTGCGATCGGATAGACCTGAAATCCGACGAGCCTGGCTACGCCGGGCGTCGATACGAGCTTCAGGTAAACGTGCTTTTCTGGTGCGAGGAGCATCGCTTCTCACTTCGTCAGGGAGCCAATGATGGCATTCACTATTCCGGCCCGAAGGATGGAGTTGACCTCTGATCGCTTCTCCGAGATCGTCGACTGCATGAGTCCGAGCGCCGGCATGGGGCCGTATGTCTCGCCGGGCTTGAGCGTCATAAAGAAATCGTGCGGATAGCCGCTGCCCTTCTTCGCCTGCCTAGTCGGCTCGTCAAACGAGGACATGATGAAGTAGTAGCCGCGGCTGCGCTTCTCGAACTTCTCGCTGTCCTCGAGCCGCGCCACGACCTTGAATCGCTTGTTGATGAGCTTGTGGACGTTGATGTACGTCTTCCGCTTGCCTCGCGTCTTCGGCTTCCGCCGGCCGTTGCTTCCGAACTCCACGAGCCAGCTATGGTTGCCCGATGGCTTGTCGCCAGTGGCCCCCATCGTGCCGGTGTGCTCTGGCCCTGCGATCGCGACGGCAACCCCGCTTTTGTAGACCTTGGTTTTGTTTTTGACGCTCTTCCAGAGGTTTCCGGTGACGTCGTGGGCCTTGGCTTTTTGCTGGTAAGTCTTGCGGATGGGCTCGGCCGCCTTCTTGACGACCGGCCGCATGAGCTCCCCGGCCTTGAGGATGCCTACGGCGTTCTCGAGCGTGTCGACGAGCGGCCCGAGGCCCTCCATCCTCACGCGAACAAAGGCGTCTGCTTTCGTCATCACTGCACCTCTCTTGCGAGAAGCTCCTGATACTCGAAGTGACCCTTGTCCAGAATGCTCGCGATCTCCATAGACCTGCCACGCCACACAATCCGCCACTCGTGGGTGAGTGCGTGGTAGTGCCGAATGCGGATCTTGTGCGTCGCGAGCACGTTCGCCTGCTGGGCCTGCATGAATTCCCTGGTGTTCAAGCCGTCGACGCTCGCCCACACCGTCGCCTGCGTGTCGAATCCGAGCGTCGCTTCGCCGGTCTGGCTGCGGCTCTCGGTCGGAGACTGCAGCGCGACACGCTCGTTCATCTTGCCGGCGGCGATCATGTGACCGTCCCTTCGCCGATGAGCATGATCTCGTACTCGCCGCCGATGGTGCCGGTGACTGTGACGCCCGAGGCGGCCATCCCGGCGGCGGACGGGTCGCACTGGAACGCGACTGCCCCGGCGGCCACGGTGATTCCGGACGCCGGGAACGGCGATCCGGCGAACGCCAGCGAGGAGGCCCCCTTGTTCCGCACATACGCCGCCTTCACGGCAGTCATTGAGACAGTGGCAGGCGAGCCGTCGCGGGTATCGGAGAGCGACGACAGGCTGAAGCTCTCCGAGGCGGCGGCGAGCGTTTTGGAGTCGCTCCAGGCGACCTGGGCCTGGTTCGCTGCCGTACCGTCAGCCACGGCGACAGCGTAGTTCGCCGGCGTGACTCGCATGGTCTTCGATAGGTCGCCAGCCGTGGTCTCGTGGGCGACGATTGAGAGAGCGATCTGGGCGTTGAGCGGCATTTGTCAGGTTCCCATCACATAGATTTCGTACTGCTGGCCGCTCGTCCCGCCGATCCGCAGCACCGAGCCGCCGACGGTCGTTGCGAAGCCGTCCGAATTCGGGCAGGAGAGCAAAAACGCCCCGCCCTGCCTGATCGGATAGCCGCGGAGGGTGAGGTTTCCGAGGTTGATCATCGGGCTGAAGTTCCAGGCCGTGACGTCCTGCCGGAACACGCTGAACTGGCTGCCGGTCCAGCCGGCCGCCAGGGCGATGGATGCCGACGAGGAAAGATTTTTGACACACAGCAGCTTCACGACGGACAGCCCGGCCGCGGCCAGGTCGATGTCTTCGTAGCCAATCGACGGGAAGCTCCTGCGGTCGCTGAAGACCTTCGTGCAGTCGCCGGCATCGAACGCGAACGAGATGCTGTTGTCGGACGCGCTGGACGCCAGCCCGCTTGTGCTGAAGTCCGTCGCCCTCACATCGGCATTCACCGTCGCGGTGAGTGTCATCGGTATCCGCCCCAGCCGCTTGCGGCCATGAGGGTCTCGAACGTCAGCGGGATCGGGAGGTTCTGTGCAGTCGTGCCAGTGGTGACGGGCTCCCGCGTGCCGTACCAGTGGGCAACCAGCAGCAGGATCGCGTGCTTGACCGTGGTCGGCACAGCAGAGCCGCTGGCGCCGTAGCCTGCCGTCCACTGCACCGTGACGCTGTTCTCGTCGCCCCGAACGGCCGGCCAGACGCCGTTGTAGAGCGGATAGATTCGGCCCGGCGTGGTTCTGTGGTCAGTCTGAAACTGCGAGGCCACGCTTGTGATTGTGACCATGCTGCCGCCCTCGTTTCGGTACGTCACCGTGACGTTGGCTGCCTGCATGGGCGGACGGGGGAGCAGGAGCTCCCAGATCGGGAAGGCGTCGTAGCGGGCCTCCCAGACGGTCGTGATGAGCGTGACGTCGAGGCGATCCTCGACGTACTCACGAGCGACGGCAATGAGCGACGAGATGTAGGCATCGTCGTCCGTGGTGTCCACGCGGCAGTGGTGCTTCGCCTCCGCGAGCGTCACGGGCTCGACGGCCGGAGGCGTGCTGCGGACAAGGCTGCGGTACGGCGTCAGGCCGATCGTCGGCGACTGCGGCGTGACGTAGACGACACTCGTAATCATCCCTTCCTCCTCCTTGGCTTGTCATCCAGCGCCGCTCGCTCCGCCGGCTGATCCACGGCGGCCGCCTCGATGTCGCGAACTTCCTCGACGACACCTCGAGCAACGAAGATGCGGGCCATTCCGTCGGCCCAGTTGTCAAACACTTGACCCTTCTTGTATCCGCGGAACGTCTTGAGGACTCTCACCTTCATCCTACGCTCCCCCACGCCTTCTCCGGAGGCTTCTGCTTGCTCCAGTAGTCGCTCGTGTGCTGCTGGATCTTGCATCCATCGACCTCGCGAGAGGGCCAGGTGATCATCAGCTCCGCGTGTCCAACTGAAACGTGGGTCGCGATGCCGAGCTTGTTGCCAGCCTTTGAGAACTGCTTCCAGAAGTGGATGTCCTCGTCAATGTGTCCACCATCAAACATTCCCTTGTCATTGGCCGAGGCAATGAACCAAGGCTTCGGCACCTTCTTGAGGGCCTCTGTCCGGATGAAGGTGCAGCCGAAGTGGGCCGTCTCGACGAGCTGGACTGACTTCGTGAA